CTAGGGAACGTTTAAGAGAGGGGCGGATACAACCTCTGACTGGAAAGCACTTAGACTAGAGTGTTTAAAAATGAATGTTAGACCCTAAATGGGGTGGCCTTAAAATATGCATCGCTACGAAGCACAATAGCGTTTAACTTGGTGTTGCAAGTGGGTGGAAAGTCCACACTAGTCTAAGTAGGTAGACAACTAAATAACCTATCGTTGATACTAATCTTATCTGGGCTACGTTAAAGCTCTCAATATTTTGGAGGTGGCATGTAAGGAGGCTATGGAGCTTCGCAGGACTGTAAATCCTGTCCCTCTGGGCACGTGGTTCGATTCCACCCAGCTCCACCAATTTAAAGGTAAAGTTATGATTCAAGTAGAATGGTTAATAACCAAGCTTACCCATACTAAGTTTGATAATACTTATGAGCTAGTAGCGGCATTGAAAGGGGCAGGAGTTACTAATCTACCTAGTTCAGGTGAGTATAAAGATACTCACTGGATGAAAATGTTTAATAAACTAAATGCAGGTATTACCATCTACATGGTACATAACCCATTTGAAAGTGAAATTCACAATAACCTAGAAATTATGTGGAGTTCATCTAAAGAACATTTAGAGAGCACCTATTATAGGGTGTCAGAAGATATATAATGCAGATGTAACCGAGCTTGCCTACGAAGCAAGTAACCGTAATAGGAGTTGTAAATACTGGTTCGATTCCAGTCATCTGTACCAATTTTGTAGTAAAGGAAACACCTAAGACGTGAATAGGGAATCCTAGCAACCTAACGCCCGCTAGGTACTACAAATTAAATAAACTCTCTGTAGCGCAGTCTGGTCAGCGTGCTCGCCTTGGACGCGAGGGGTCAGTGGTTCGAATCCACTCAGGGAGACCAATTTGGCACTATCTATGTAACTTAAAACGGGGTTCGATTCCCTGCGAAATCAGGTTGGATAAAGATTAGATAGTGCCGATACATTCGCCTGTATCGTATAAAGGCTATTACGCTTGTTTTGTAATCAAGTTATCGCGGTTCGAATCCGTGTACGGGCACCAAATAAATAGGAAAGCAACTATGTTAGACCACATATACGCTATATTTACATTTGACTTAGCGTTCTTTACTACGCAGTTCATTGTAACATTAGGCTCTATATTCCTACGCGGAGTACAGACGTTTAACGTAATTAGAGAAGAAACTTTAGCAGCAATGCTTACTAGCCTATTAATGTCAGTCTGCACAGTTGCTTCTATCGGGATTATTTCTAATGACCCTTATCAAAGTCTAATACCAACTGCTCTAGGTGGAGCAATAGGTATAGCTTGCAGTATTAAATTGAAGAAAAAGAAACATGTTAAGGTTGCTATCTAACCTTATTTTTAAACAGCTTTTAGGGTGGGGGATTTGAAACCCTCTACTATGCCCCAAAGAGGGGCACTAAGGTCTTTGACTGAGACTAATGGAAAGCAACATGTCTATCTAGTCAATAGGTGGTTGTGGAATAGAGTTGTTTAAAAATAATAACCATAAACGCAATAAGGAAACAAAATGGACAGCGACGCAAAATTTTATACAAGTATTTGTTCAATGGTATTAGTGTTTGCTATAGCTCTAGTATTATCAATTACAGGGTATTATAATAACAAAAATAACATTGTTGCTCAAATGGTTAAAGATGGAGTATCTCCCGTAGCTATTAGCTGTGCTCTAGATGATAGCTATAACCAAGACCCTAAGTGTATGGTTCTAGCTACATTATCTACTGCTAGCGTTAAATAAAGAATTAAGGAAGTCCCATCCGAAGGCTGGCGACGGATGCTGTCTTGAAAACAGTTAGCTCAGTGATGGGCGTGTGGGTTCGATCCCCACGGCTTCCGCCAAACAATGGGGTAATGCAATCGTCTAACACGCAGGGATTAGCAAATGCCTGAACGGGTAACTACGTAGTCCCGTATACTCCACCAAACAATGTCTGACATAGTTGCACAAGCATTTAGGGATATTGAGTTCCCAGCTCTCTCGTAATGAGGGCGTACTTGGCCAGTACCGCTACTTCGGTCGAGCCGAAGGGTCAGACACCAATTAATTAAAGGAAACATTATGACCATATTAGTACAAGACTTAGGTAATAGCTACCCTACTGTATTTGTTAGCCCATCTATATCAGATGCTTTAGAGTTAGTTTCAGGAACAACTCGTTGCCAATTAATTGATTTAGATACTGGCATTATTCGTCTATATAATGAAAATTATGAGTTAATTGATCAAGATAAATTAACTCCGCAATACGAGGAAGATGCATATGACTCAGATGACGAATAAACCTAAAGAATCAGATAAAAAAGAATGTGCTGAGGGAGAACATGACTACAAGTTTAAGTTCTCCTATATAGTACATAATGATTCTGTACATGTATCTGAATGCCGAATATGTGGTAAGGAGAGAGACTAATGGAGTATCCTAGTATTAAGTTTGCAGTAGAATTAGCTTTTGTATGTGGTTTAACTAATATGGATGAAGCTATTCGTAACTGGGACAGAAGTTTGATGCACGGCTCTTACGCAGAAATACCTGCAAGAGAAGCTAAAATGAGTGAAGAGTTAACCGAAGCAATGGAAGTAGTAGAAAACGATACTCAAGCGTTTTGGGGTATGTCCTTAGCTACTGCCAATGAAGTGTTTAAGCTTGGCATTGATTTTGAAGAAGAAACTAGACTAATGAAAGAACAGTTATGGGATTTTTAGTATCGGCATACAAGAACGAATAGATTATATTAATGTACTAGTTAAGTTCATAGAGTTAGTAGGGGAGCATACTGAGACTGCTAAACCTGCTATAGATGAAGTACTACGACTAATTAAGCTCGCTTAGCAAAGGGGATATGCACTTCCTTTACACGGAAGCGACGTTGGTTCGATTCCAACAGTGAGTACCAAATCAGCCACAATACCGCTACTACGGAATGTATTGTTAGACTGTTAACCGTTTATCTTAGAGCGCTTGTACGGTTGGAGGGGTTAAAGTCCTCAACAAGCCAGTCAACTAATCAAACAAATAAGCAAACAAATAAGGAAACATATGTTAACATTAAAATTCAGTTCAATATTTAACTCTAGTACAAACGTGCAAGCAACTGTAGCAGTACCAAATTATGTAGTGTATACTCACACATCCGGAATTAAGACAGTTACTGTCTATCCTGGACTTACCCAAACTAATGTAGTAGATTATATAGTTTGCTCAGAGAAGGTAGCACAAGCTCTAGAAGCTTCACCAGATTTTGCCGAAAAACAGTATTATCACACTTGCTATGTTACAAATATCGAGGGTAAAACAATAGACGTTATTAAGAATTAAAGGAAGTATACGTTCAATGGTAAACGGCCTCCTTGCTAAGGAGAGACAGTGGCAACGCTATGTAGGTTCGAGTCCTACTACTTCCGCCAAATTGTTACAACAATAGTCCCACAGCTTAGGACTTTAAATAAGCAAATTGCAGAACCTTAGACTAATACTCTAGGGTTTTAGCACGTTTTAAACTTGGAGGTTATCATTAAAAACTTATTTATAATGATAGTATTTACCCTATTACTGGCAGCAGCTTGTGGCAGGATCTACCCAGTATTAGATAATAGTACTGTTCGTACTCAGGTACAGCTAGAAGTAAAATTATTTAAAGACGATATGGAACTTAATAGATATATTAAGGATACATACAACCCTAATCATGTAATGGTTGCCGGTTTAGCTACATGGTATCTAAACGACCCCACGAATACTTGTATAGTTCACATAGTAAAGCCGACTACGGCATCTAGTGAAGTAGAAAGAATCCTAGGACATGAAGTGTTGCACTGTATGTACGGAAGTTATCATAAAGAGCCTTGACATTAGTCAGGGCTTTTTTGTAATAATTTTCTTTACTAACCGCTAAATCTAGCGTATAATAGCTATATTGAATTAAGAAAGGAAGAAAGCAGATGAAAAAAATTAAAAAAATACAATTAGGAAGTCAAGTCCCTATTGGAAAACCACATACAAATTCCTACCAGTTAGACGTAGATTTTATGCATGGTGATGCTGACGGGGAATCAGACATAGTACTTATGTTTAGTGAGTATGATGAAGTAAAGTTATTAAAGGTATTAAATTTCTATCTAGAATGCTTATATGTATATGAGAATAACTTAGAAGATGTAGAAATTTCTGATATAGAAGGATATGACTTAGTATCTGATATGGAAGGCATAGAAATGGATAGATTCTACACAGACTTAGAAGCACCTGTTATTGCAGTAACACTTACTTACTGGTCAGACGAAGGTATACAATACTTTACTAATTTAAGCTAAGGAGCTAATTATGGACTTAATACTAGAAGAGAAAGAATTATCTGAAAGAAAAATAGCTTTAATGTTTGCCCTAAGACGTACATTCCAAGATACTGAATTTATTGGGCACAATAGACGTTGGGAACACTACCTAGCTTGGTATAGACTAGGTGGTAGTGAGCACCGTTACACATGAGATGGTTGGAATAATATTATACCAGAACATGATGAACCTATTTGCTATGATGGTATGGTACATGCTGAGAGATATAGTAGCATTGACCTAGTTGAGCAGCTAGAAGCTATTATGGAGTCACTAGTATGTAACGAGGATAGTAAGTTCTCTAAGGAGTACTATAGACTAGAAGAAGCAGGATGTGATGACCCATATTTAATATTAGTTAGTCACCCAATGATGGTTGAGCTACGCGAAGCATTAATGAAAGCTGCTATTAGCTCTGTTTATTACGACTGGTAAGGAATAGTTATGGATAAATTAATGTTTGATTGTTGGAGAGCTGGGCACAAGATGCCTAAGATATTAGAAAAAGCACAACAGTTGGAATCACAGATTACGGTAGATGATATAGTAATCCATTTTAGAAATATGTTTGAACGTGAGCTAGGACTTACACCCAAGTATTTAAGGAAATAAGTATGAAACTAAATGTAGGAACAGTTATAAATACTAGCTTAAAGGATAAAGGATGGGAGACTATTCCCTCAGTAGGAGAGAATATCTGGGTAGCTAAAAATAATGGTGGAAGCTACACCAGTCCTTATGTTGTAAATGTAGTAGCTAGTGTGGAGATAGATGCTCAAAGCAAGGGTTGCCTAATATACTCTATCACCTCATTAGAGGATTTCTTTGGGCACATATGCTCCACCTTTGATGTAATAGGTAGAACAGAGAAAGAAGTTATTACGTATACTAGACGTATTAGCGAAAAATCAAAAATGGAAGCAAAAGCATTAAAAGCAACTATAGAAAGAGTAAAAAATACGTTGCATACCTCGTATAAATAACGTATAATAGCTTTATTGAGTTAGGAAAGGTACAGAAATGAAAAACCAAATAAAAGTTAGTACCATAGTACGTTCCCACTTTAGAGCTAGATGGACAGGTGAAGTAAAACATATTATATTTCGTAAAGGTACTACACCGTTACTATATGTAGCTGTAACCCATGATAGTCATGGTAAACCACAGAGAAAACCTTTTATGACAAGAATTGATAGTACATGGTGTACAGTTATTAATGGAGAACAGTTATGGAAATGAAAACACAACAAGAACTACTAGCAAAAGCAATTGCTTTAGCCGCACAAGGTCATCAAGACCAGTTTGACCGTGGTGGTCAACCTTATATTTTACATTGCTTAACAGTTATGCATAAAGTAAGGTCTAGCGACCCAGTAGTTAAACAGATTGCAGTAATGCATGACTTACTAGAAGATACTAGCACTAAGTTATCTGACTTAATTTCCTTAGGGTTCCACACACGCGCTACAGATGCTTTGCATCTTTTAACGCATGTCAAGGGCGTTAGCTATCAAGCATACATTGATGGTATCTGTACTAATAAAGATGCTATCCTAGTTAAGTTAGCAGACTTACGTCATAACAGCGACCTTACTCGTTTAAAAGGATTAACTGATAAAGACTTTGAACGTATGCAGAAGTACCAAAAGGCTTACGTACAATTGAAGTCAGCGCTAGAAAAATATTAAAAACTTCTTTACTAGATGCTTATCTTAGCGTATAATAGCTTTATTGAATTGAGAAAGGAAATAAGCAATGAATATTGATGACTTAACTAGTACACAGATTGACGAGATTGCAGACCAAGTAGCTGGTGGTTGTGATAACCAACGTGGTGAAGATATGTTAGTCAGTCTAGGTTTAAGTGCGTTTGACCTTGAAGAAGTATGTGCTAAAGTAGAACAGTTTAGATGCCCAGGTTGCTCTTGGTGGGGGCATCCAGGCGAAATTCTTGAATTTACTAATAGTAATGATGAAGGCATATGTAATGATTGCTATGATGAAGAAGGGCATGACGTAGAAGATTAAAAAACTCCTTTACTAAATGCTTAGATTAGCGTATAATATATTTATTGAATTGAGAGACGAGTTCGTGTATGACTAGATATGGAGAAGTGGCACTAATAGTGCTAGCAGGCTACCGTAGTATAGCGAAAAGAACGGCAATCCAATAAAAGGGACGACCTAGCGTCCTCAGAAAAACCAAACTAGCGTGTAACAAAGGTTCGTATTACCGACAACAACCCTGGAACCTACAGTAGATAGCTTTCTTATCTACGTTGCCCATTAAGATCGTCAGTTAGGTTGTAAACTAGTGATTGCGTACATGAGGAAAGCCCTCTATTACTGTGTTTAACCAATTTGTTCCAAGCTACGCACTTACACTCGTATGCTAGATAATCGAGAATAAATAACGTGATACAACGGTCAAGGCTTCTAGTCAACCACGACGCTGGATAAAGGGTTCTGCCCGAATACGTAACCAGCACTAATTAATTAATCTTATAAAAGGAAAGTAACAATGCGTAATAAAAAAGCCAAACAGATTCGTCGTGTACTACGCCAACAAGGTATCGGTACAGGTACTACTAAGTATATGCAAATGGAAGGCACAGAACGTTTGAAGCCAATCAAGAATGCAGAGGGTAAAGTAGTTTCTACATATCCTACAGTTACTATTATGTTAGACCCTAGTTGTGGTCGAGCAGTTTACCAACAAACCAAACAAGTAGTTAAACAGATTAAAGCTTTATAACAATACCAGCCTTTCTTACGAGAGGCTATTAAATAGGAGCCTCTCTTTCTTTGTCTCCTTCCCTGCTTTCATCGTCTCTGGAGGCTCCTATTTAATAATGGTCTAATAGCATAATTGGTTAATGCGCCCAGCTCATAACTGGAGGAAGGAGCGGTTCGAAACCGCCTTGGACTACCAAATTATTACTAAAAAACAAATTAAACTAATCATTGAAAAGGAAATATAAAATGTCACAATTATACTCAATCACTCGCTTACTAGTAATGAAGAAAGTAGTAGAAAAAGAACTAGATCGTTTACTATCAAGCCCAGCAGCATCAGTAGCCACAGTAGCTAAGGTTTCTATGCCTACATCCGACAAAGATGTATTGCGTAATCGCCAACGTGCTTTCTTACAAAGCCTAGAGTCAGCTATTGCTAGACGCGATAAGATTGCAGCATCAATCACGCAATCAAATGCAGTTACTTCATTAGTAGTTGATGGTGTCCCTATGACAGTAGCAGCAGCTATCGACCGTAAGAATAACATCGAAAAGGAAAAAGCATTCTGTAACTTACTGTCAAAGGCCTCAACTGCCGTTACCACAGCTATTAACAGTGCAGAACGTTCTATTGAAGAAGAAGCATCTAACCGTGCCCAGATTCTAGCAGGACGTGACAAGGCCGTAACTAAGGAAGCTTTAGACTTAGCGAAAGCTAGCGTTGAGGATTTATACAAGTTGGAAACTATCGAGCCATGTGATATTTTCAAGTTGTTAATTAAAAAGCGTGAGTCAGTAGATAAGTTCATGGCAGAAGTCGATATTGCTTTAAACGAATCCAATGCTACTACTAAGATTGAGTTAGACTTAGTAGTATAACGGTTTTGAATTAGGGATGTAGTAGAGAACATCATCAAATAATACTCCCGTCAAGCGGTCAGGGTTAAACCGCTTACCATAATACTTAATTGGAATAATTAATGTTCTGGACACGATCCAGAAGCCGTTGAAGCCCTCAAAGCTCAGTGTTCATTAATCAGCCCATAGTATTCAGGTATAAGCTAATAGACTTCAAGTAATATAGCTTAGTAATTATTAAAATCGCGGAAAAGGGGAAGTTAAGGTTATTAGTAATTCCTTGGTGAAGCCACCCCCGCGCTACTTCTACGTCCCGGAGGGTACATCTTTTTAGGTGTACCCTTTTTCATGCCCGTAATTTATAGTTGGTAGTAGATGGAAATATGGTATAAGGCGCGAGTGTAAAATAGCAAGAATCAGGAAATCAGTGGTATACCTAAATCATAAGGCAAAAATGTTGTTTACAATAAGCTAAAAACTATCGTATAATATAGATACAAATAAACTTTAATAAATAATTATGGAGTATAATTAGTATGACATGCATAGTAGCATTTAAAACGGAAGAAGGCCACAGCATTATAGCTGGAGATTACATGGCTAGTAATGGACACCACTTTAATAAAGTAGCAAACTCAAAGGTATTTAACAAATCAGAAAGCTGTGCTATAGGATATACTTCTTCTTTTAGAATGGGTCAAATACTAGAGCATTACTGGACTTTACCACCTAGAGTAGAGGGACAAACCGCTGAAAACTTTGTTAATGTAACCTTAGTAGAATCTATACGTGCTATCTTTAAAACATATGGGTATGGTACTAAAGATGGTTTAGAGGATTTAGGCGGAACATTCATATTACTTTACGAAGATAGAATATACTGTATGCAGTTTAACTACTCATTACTAGATTACGATTCAGAAATCATTGCAATTGGTAGTGGCACAGATGCTGCACTAGGAGCAATATACCTATCCCTACCCATAAAGCTAGAAAATATTGAAGAAGCTCTAGCTAAGATATTCTGGGCTACTAGCCTAGTCACACCATCAGTATCTCCTGAGTTCTCCTATTCTGTAATACAAAATATATATGAAGAACCCGCTGATACTGTAATACCAGAAGTAATTCCTAAGGAGGAAGTACCGGATGTTGCAACAATTGATGAACCCCTACCTATGGCTGGGTTTAATATTGGTTACAAGCACTCTTTTCGGAGTATATAAATACCAAGAGTACACCATTAGTAACCTAGAAAGTAAGTTAGAAATATCTAATAATAGAGTTGATAACTTAGAAACTAATATAACTGGTATAAAATCAGTTGTAACCAAATTTGGTAATAACCAAGAAGAAACTAATTCTACTATTAGAAAACTCCAGTCTAGCACTTCTAGACTAGATGTTATAATAGCTAAACCTACATTAGTATCTAGAAAGATTGAATCAAGCTATGCTAAGTTTCATCTAGAAAAAGCATGCTACTCTGGTAATAAGGAGGCATGTAATGAACTGGATAAGAAGTAGTCTAGTACTACCAGTTATATTTCTTACAGGATGTGCATTAAATAGTGCTCCTCCTACAGAACCACTTTTACTACCTTGGCCTAGTCCTATGGCTACATGTGAAATAAGTTCAGTAGAGATAGATAACCAGGGTAGAGTAATACTATCATACCAAGATAATATAAACATAGCAGTTTGCGAACGAGATATGTTTAGATACATTAAAGACTTAACCCAAATAATTTGTACCCACCAAATAACAGACACTAGATGCAAGGAATTAAATAAATGAAGATAGCCCTAACAGGATTTGCTGGAGCAGGAAAAGGTTTAGTAGCCGAGTTAATACAAGAGATACTAAAAGATAAAGCACCAACTAAAGGTAGTTTTGCTTTTCCAATAAAAGAGTTTTTTCGTAAACTATGTAACATGACAGACCAGCACCTATACGGTGAATTTAAAGAAATACCAATGACATTCATTATAACACCTGAGTCATTTAATGAAGCAGCTAAGTTTTATATGGATTATGGGTTAGACAACCATGTTTCCTTTGATAGAATGTGGGATAGATTCGTAATAGTCCTACAAGATAATTTAAATGGTGTAGGAAAAGAAGGGTATTGGACGCTACATAGTATATCCTCTAGACGATTACAGCAACTACTTGGTACTGAGATTATCCGACACTTCAAAGATACTACCTGGGTAGATGTTGCTTTAGATAATAACTACAATATCATTGATGATTTACGTTTTATCAACGAAGCTAAACTTCTTAAAGAAGATGGTTTCTTAATAGTTAGGGTACTAGGAAAAGATACACGTATTGAGGATGAAACCGCAAAAGCTCATGCCTCAGAGCAAGAAATACCTCTTATAGCCGAAGATGAGATTTTACATAACTACTTTGCTTCGTATGATGCAGAATCTAGAGCATCTTTAAAGGCTCGTGTAGTTACTATGTTATTTAATAATAATCTACTAATATAAAGTAGTAGTTTTTACAGAAATTAGAAATTAGAGCTGATAGTCTAGTTTCAGTTGTCTTTCGGAAAAAACTATTTGCAAAAATAAAAGTTTAATAGTATACTCTAGCCTGAGAGGATATACTTTAATGAAAGAACAATTGTTAACATATATGTTTAAACTACTCTCGGAGATAAAAGACCCTAAGACGTTTTTATTACGTACTCTTACTCTATTAGTGCTTCTATTTGGTTGGGTTCTTATTGATAATCCTGATGCTGTCGTTAAGGTAACTAAAGAATTTACAAGAGGATCTGTAGTAGAATCATTAGAAAGAGAAAGAGTAAATCTCTTGCCTGTAATTGCTAGAGAACGTATTAACTTAATCTATGGTCAGGTTTATGCTGATTTAGTTTATGTAGCAACCTATAACCCCAAACAACAGAACGATTATATGCGAATACTAGCAAAGGAGGGAGAATCTAATGGAGTCTCCGTCGATATGCGAACTAGATTAGTTATTAAGAAAGCATCCAAGATGTACTTAGAGCACTTATCTAGCAGAACATTTACACTAGATTTAACAAAGAATAGTTATGTTGATATTTTATTCGATTCTACTAAGCTTGAAGCAGCAGGTATAAAGGTTTTATACACATGCCCAATATACTCTATAGATAATATCTATTCAGGACATATTGGTATAGGCTACAAAGATCCTTCTTTTAGTCTAACGCAAGAGTTTATAGATTCTATCTGTAAACCTAATGCAAGAGCAATCGGGAGATATTTATAATGAACTGGGATAAAGGATTTAGTAGGAAAGAATTTGCGTGTAAATGTGGGTGTGGGTGTGATACCGTAGATGTAGCTTTGTATGACATACTAGTTGCTGTACGGGAACACTTTAATAAGAGTGTTACTATTAACTCAGGATGTAGATGTGCTGTATACAACGCTAAGATAGGGGGAGCTAAAAATTCCCAACATGTTAAAGCTAGGGCAGCAGATATTGTAGTAAAGGACGTATCCGTGGAGGAAGTTTATGCTTACTTGGATAATACTTTTGGTATTAAAATATCACTAGGAAGATACAAAACCTTCACACACGTAGATACAAGAACGGATTCCCCGGCACGCTGGGGGTAAAAAGAGGGTGTTGTCTTAAGGCAGCACCCTTTTTGCTTTTAAAAATTAGTTCCCTTTCTGCTTATATTCACGTATAATATCTTTATTGAATTGGCAAAGAGGGATTAAACGCTATGGGTGAACGATTTTATCAGCAGATTGGTAAAGCTCACAATTTAAAAACTGTAGCGGAAATTATGGCTTTTTGTCACAGACCTATTTCTGCTAGAGAGAAACGCACTAAATCAGATATTCAAGAGGATATTGGTATCTCAGGTGTGGATAAGCTAGGCAAAGACCAGATGTTATGGTTGGAAGCAAATTTAAAAGATGTTAAGTCTACTATTACAGGTAAACTAAAGAAAGACTATGTTAATCAACTTAGCATAATGTTTCCTGAGTTAGACTGGAACAAACTAACATTAGTTACTATTAAGGAAATAATCAATGGCACTAGATAATGAGTTCCTACAAAGTATTACCTCAGTTGACCGTCTAAAGAAGATTAAAGACGTAGCAAGTGATGGGCTAAGGACTGCTGAAAAAGAAGTCTACGAACTTAAAGCATGGATTAAAGATTTACAAGAACGTATTGATGAATTAAGCAAAAAAGACTAAAATTGTAGTTTACATACCGCTTAATTTACCGTATAATATACAAATAAATTAAGGAAACAATATGAATAACGAGTTATTAGCAAGGTTTTTTGATAAGACGTTCCAAGTCTTATTTAAGGAAAGAATTACATCTTTTGCCCACTCAGAAAATCTAATGGTAAGAAACTTCGTCTATGTATGGATGGAACGTAGCAAGCATTACCCTAGTAAGTCTGGGTCACCCTACCAAGATAGAGTAAAGTTCTGGTTTAATGGTGGTAGGCTCAACGCTTTATTAGTTGATAAACGTTGCTTTAGTACCAGAACGGTAACATTATCCAATATTAATTTCATTACGGATAAAACTGCTAAAGTAACAGTAAAGGAAAGATTTAGTAGTGGCAGAATCGCGGAAACAGTAGAGACTATTGACATAGCTACTATAATTCCAATATTTCCTTCGTATTACGCAGGAAATGTTAGCGACTTAATTAGAGATTTATCTGATATATCTATGTTCAATAGGGAAACTATAGACGATATTGATGGTAGAGTAGCTGATATATGCTCAGCAGAACAAACACAAAATACCAACATTAATAGTGATAACTTTACTATCAATGGAACAACTAAAACTAACACACAGGAATCAAACACAATGTCTAAATTAAATAAAGCAGCATCAACAGTATTAGCTACAGGTAAAAGCAGCGTAACTTTAGCAGCTAGTATCACAGCAGGTAACGCAACTAACTCAGTTGTTAAAGCAGCTCTACGTCCTACACTAGAACCTGCTCTACGTAAGATGCTACAGCCTAAAGGTTTTGTACAACGTACACTAGGCAAGGCTAAAGTAGAAGATTCTGTATCAGCAGTTATGGATTCTCCTTTAATGGATGTACTATCTGCTGCTATCCTAGTAAGTATCACTTCTAGCGGTATGGTAACTAACCAAAAATTAGTTAAAGGAGCAGCATTAGCATCTGATGCCGCAGCACTTAAACTATTTAGCTTAATTGACTTCGATACGCTAGTATCGGGATTAACAACTAAGATTGGTTCTATTGTTGCTAACCTTGACGCGGTAGACTCAGATACTGCTGAGTAGTAAGAAAAAGGGCTACCCTAATAGAGTAGCCCTTTTCTATACGCTAAAACTTCTCTTTACTAAGTCATACATTTAACGTATAATAGCTTTATTGAATTGCAAAAGGAACGAAAAACATGACAAACGAAACATCAAACAAAGCTACTTTAGTAAACTCTATTGCTATTCTACTATCATGTGTACAGCAAACTACTGGATTACAAAAACTAACCGTCCCTACACTAGAAGCTATGTATCAAGGGCTTCTACGTAATGCTAACTCATGGCAGTTAGTTAAAGAGGAAGCAAAGGCTGCTAAGAACGAAGCATTCATAGCCAAGGCACGTATCGTTGCTTTAGAGGCAGAAGTTCGTAAATTACAGCGTAAATTAAAGGGTAATAAATAATGGAAAAACTAGTACAGTTTCTAACTGAGTTAGCAAAGAACAGTGAAATGAGTGCAACCTCTATGGGGGCGGCAACAGCAGAAATGCTACTAGATAATAAGGGACATATTGATATGTACTTCTTACGGGATTCGTTAGAAGAAAATATATCACGTACCCAATTACAAAAAGCATTTAATCAAGTATTTGGCAAGAATATACCTACTAAGTTTACATTTATCAAGGTAGAAACTGCTATGTCCAAAGAAGTGTTCTTAACAGAAGTCTATGAGCCAGCTAAGTATCGTAATGTGCGTAGTTGGGTAGGGCACGTAATCAATAATTATAATTGCATGATTAATCGTAAAGATGTATTTGATTGGATTATGTCAACAGCCAAGTCACATAGTTTAGGTGGAGAATTTTATGGAAATACAGGAACAGCCAAAAATAGCTCTAAATAGAGAAGAAGCTTTAATAGCCTTATTTGAACTAGTAGTAGAGTATAGAGAAGCACTCCAAGAGATTCTAGGAGTTCATAGCTTAGTGCTAGAACATATTTCAAAGAAGGCACCAGTAGAAGTTCAAGTGATTCTTAGCCAAGAAACTAATTTACTACTAAAGGCATTTGATAAGGTAAGAACTCTGGATAGTTTTAGAGACTCGTTAAGGCCAGAGTATCTAACTATAACTAAGCCAATGAAACACTAGGAGGTTATATGTTTAGTAGACAAGTACTAGACTCTAAAGAGAAGGTATTAATACAAAAAGTACCTACTTCTTGGTCTAGTAAAACCTTAGATGATTCCTTAATGGGATTAATGGAAACAGCCCATAAATGTAAAGAAGCTGGCATAACATCTATATTATATAATAATGTAGATATACCAATTAACCGATTTGATACCCTAACAATAGTACATAAGTTCTTAGGGATACCATACTGCTATGTGGATATTATAATAGAATGACAACATATTTTACATCAGATTTGCATTTCCTACACAAGAATATTATTGCGTATAATAGGCCATACTACTCTGATGTAGAAGAAATGAACGAAAGTATTATCAGTACTATCAATAAAAAAGTTACACCTAATGATACCTTGTATATACTAGGTGATGTAGCTCTCGGCTCTATTACCAAAGCTGTAGATTATATATCACGTATTAACTGTAATATTAAGCTAGTACCAGGGAACCATGATAATAAGAAAGCCTTAAATGCTTATGAAAAACTATCTAATGTAGAGATTTTGCCAACACTTTGTGAGATAAAGCTAGGGGATAAGACAGTAGTACTATGTCATTTTCCACTAGTATCTTGGAATAAGATGCATCATGGGGCTTGGCACCTATTTGGCCATACCCACGGCTCTTACGAGGGATTAGGTAGATCTATTGATATTGGTTGGGATAACTACTTCAATATATTTAATAAGCCAGGTATATTTTCCACTCAAGACTTGGTAGATATTATGGAAAATAGGCAATCACACCAAGTAGACCACCATAAATAAGGAATAGATTAATGAATTTAAGACCAGACTATACTAGTGTAATAGAAAATGCAGATAGACTAAAGAAAGATTATCAAACACATGGTAACTTATGTATCGCATTTGACTATGATAATACTTTATTTGACTATCATGGGGATAACCCAAAGAATCTAAAAGATTGTATTGACTTAATGCTCCGCTGTCAGAAAGTT